TACCTCGGCAGTCCAATGGGGTCTTGCAAGACTAAATGCATTTATGTACTTGGTTAGAAACGGAAAGCCGTCTAATGCTAAGTACACACAAGATAATGACTTGCTACCTAAGTGGCATCAAAGAGCAAAGAAATAATGAATAAGGATTTACCTTTATACGATATTACACTTGAGGATTTTGAACAAGGCATGTACAAAATCTCTCTCGTAGACAAACCTGCTATCGAAGAAAACTTCATCTACTTCAACAAAACTGAAGTGGTTGAGATGTTTGCTAACGATGAAAAGAAAGAAGTAGTAGGACCAATTATGATTCCTAATAAAGAAATCTTACGCTTCAGTCCAGAGAACGGATATTACTATGTTAGGTTCACGGAAGAGACAATCCGTGAAATTATGTATAACTACTCTAAGAAGGGTTTGTTTAACGAATTTGGCATACACCATGAGTACGATACTCAAGATGTGGTGTTGCTTGAAGTTTGGATGAAAGAGTCGGATAACGACAAGTCAAAGGACTACGGCTATGATTTACCAAACGGAACAGTATTCGTAAAGACTAAAATTGAGTCTGACGAATTATTCAACGCTATCAAAAGTGGAGAAGTTAATGGCTTCTCTATTGAGATACAAGCTGATATTAAACCTGTAAATAATAATCAAATGAATGAATTTGCTTTTGCTAAAGAGTTAGGCAAGTTGGAGGCTCAGTTCGAGGCTATGACTGCTAACTACGAAGCTAAGATTAACAGCCTACAAGAAGAGAACGCAGTTCTGCTTGAGGCTATGACCTCTTTTGAAGATAAGTTCGGTGGTGTAGAAGAACTAAAATCTGCTATCGAAATGATTCAAAAGCACATCGAAGGTATGAGCGCACCTCAAGAAGAGGAAGAAAAAGAAATGGGCGAGCATACTGAAGATGAAAAAGAAGAAGAGATGGCTCAAGAGCCGGCCAAGGAAATCGCTCCTGCTGGTGAAGAAGCTGTTGAAGTAGAGGCTTCTAAGGAAGAGGAAGAAAAGTACGAGGTTACTGAAGAAGAGGTAAACGAAAATGAAGTTGAAGAGCAATTTGCCGCAGAGCAAAAGGCTGAAGAAGCAGAAGAAGTAGTTGAAGACAAAACAGTAAACTTTAACGAAATCTCTCCAGAGAAGGTAAATATGATTAACGACTTCTTTGGTCGTTTCAAATAATTGTAAATTAAGTAAAACGAACTTTTTTAAATTCTAAATAAAATGTCTGTAACTATTTCTAACTTGCCATACGGTGATCGTAGACCAAACTTGTTCATCGATTCTATGGTAAAATCTGCGGCTGTACTAAACCGCTTCCGTCTTGTTGATGGTGTAAAAGCTAAAGTAAACGTACCAATCTTTGATGCTTCTTTGCAATGGGGTAACGACTTGTGTATTTTCGACCCTCAATCTACTGCTTCAGTAGGTGAGAAAGAAATGACAGTTGAAACTTACAAGTGGGCTTTCTTGAACTGTAAGAACGCTCTTGAGTCTTCTTACCGTGGCTTGTTGTTGAAGAAAGGTCAGCACAATCCAGAGACTATGGACGCTGAGTTCAAAGACTGGGTATTTGACTACTTCGCTAAAAAATCTGCAGAGCATGCATTGGGTCTTGCTGCAAGTGAATTGATTACTGAGATGGCTGCTGATGCAGCAGTTATCGATGCTATCATCCCTGCACCAATCGACTCTACTAACATCTTGGATGCTATGGAGACTGCTTACGCTTCAATGAGCGATGTTATGTTGGCTGCTGTTTATGGCGATGCTGACCGTGACTTCAAACCAGCTTTCTTCATGGGTACTGCTGCACTTCAAGCATACCAAATCGCTATCGCTGAGAAGTACACTACTACTCCTCAAGGTATCGTAGAAGGTAACATTCCTCCTTACTACGGAATGGAAGTTGTACACTTCGCTTCTATGCGTAATGACGAGTTCTTCTTGTCTGCTCCACAAAACTTGGTTATGTTGACTGATGATTACAATGATGTTCGTGCTATCGATATGAAGTACGAAGCAGAATTGTCAAGCGACAAAATCTGGGGACAGTTCAAGTTAGGTTTCTCTTACTTGAAAGGTGAGGAAGTCGTTTACGCTCACGCTTAATAATTGATTAGATAAGGGGAGGCTATCCTCCCCTTTCTTTTCCTAACCCTTAAACAAAAAAATAAAATGGCTTGTACTCCACAACTTGCTGATGTAACTTTCTCTTGTGAGGACCTCGGAATCGGTGGTCTAAAGAGCGTATACATTGGTCATAGATCAGATTTGAATACCGAAAAAGACTCGGTAACATCTCAAACTAAATACACTCCGGTATCTGTATCAAACGGTACTGTTACTGTTACTCCAGACCCAGATACAGCTAAAGGTTTGTATACTGATGGTGACGTTATTAAAGTTGAATTTAACTTGAAAGATGGCTTCTCAGTATTTACTGACGTTAAAACTGTAACTGCTGATGGTATTTCATCTACAGTTCCTACTATCGCTATCGAGATTCCTTCAATGACTCCAGCTCACCGTGATGCTCTTGATGCATTGTGTCAACCTGGTGTTGAACTTGTTGCTTTCGTTGAGACTGCTGCAGGTACTAAGCACATGATTGGTTTTGACTACGGACTTTACGCTTCAACTGTTGACGGTACTTCTGGTACTGGTCGTAGCGAAAAGAACCGTTACCAATTGACATTGACTGGTGAAGAGGATGCTCTTGCATTAGACGTGTCTGCTGAATGGGCTGACATCATTGCGTAAGCAATTCTTGTAAATTACCATAAGGGGGAGGGAGTAATCCCCTCCCCTTTTTTTATTGTATAAAGTATGAGTTTTAATTGTAGCATTTTCTTAGAGGATATAGACCTTAACTGCAACAAGAATGTAGGAGGTATCAAAAAAGTTGTCTTAGGTCTTCAAAAAGATTTAAGCATTGCGCTTGATCCTGTAGATGAAACAATTGTGACTCAAGCCCAGCTCTTAGATGCAGTAGTATTTGAACACAACAACAAGGATAATGCTACGATATTTACTGAATCTAAAAGTGTGTCAAACGGACTTGGTGTTATAACTACTGAAATAACTGTAAGACTACCATTGCTTGATGTAAAGATGAACAAGGTAGACTACATGTCAAGAAGAAACGACATCGTTTGTATCATGTACCACAACAATGGTACGGCTACAATTAGTGGCTGGATGGATGGGCTTACAATGCAGTACAATGCAACAAGCGGTGCTTCAAGAGGTGCGTTATCTTATGTGGACGTTTCACTTTCTACAGATAGTTGGATAGCATCTTTTGCAGTTAATGACTCAAATGTTATAGACCTTAACTAATGTACGCACCAATAAAGATAGGATATTACGCTAACGCTACACAATACAACAAAGGTTTTGTAGACTACGTTTTCCCTAACATTGATGCATATAACGCTGATGCTATACAATATGATAAGGGAATGGTTGATTACCTTATTGGTTCAACCGGACTTTACTCCGATGTCTTGATTGAGCAATCATCCGGATGGGGTGTTAATTGGGAATTGATAAACATGCAATGGGAAACCATTAACGTAAAATGGGAAATATAAATGGACAACAACATTACTAAAGATAGAAACTACTTCCAATCTTCTATGGGAGATTTTGGATTCCGTAGAATTGGACCTGGTGAGACTACGCCTGGTGGTGAGACTTACCGAGTTATTGTTTGCTTACAAGAGGCTAACATTAATGCTGAATCTATGGTTGGTGATTCTTTAACCGGACAAGTATTACCTACAGGTATGCAAGTGTTTGGTAAGTTTACCGAGGTTTCTTGCTACCAAGGAGTTGTATTAGCATACTTGGGATGATATTAGCGTTAGGCATATCTATACATACTAACAACTTCATAGGTGATAAGTATGAATTTGATAATAGATATTGGCAACTAATCGCAATGGATTGGGAGACTATTAACGATACTTGGGAAGAAGAAATATAATGGCTACACTAACAGGAAATAAACCAAAGGATACCTACAAAGGTCTTATTAAGACCGTTGATAGTAACGAGGTAACAGGCGAGGTTCAACTAAGCGATGGTAATGGCAATGTTTTGCCCATGACTGTTTCTACTACCGATGTGCGAGTACGAGGTGTAGGGTTGACAGGTTACTCTCACGATCAGAGTGTCTCTGAACCAGAATGGCTAATAGAGCATGGACTTGGTAAGAAACCATCTGTAACAGTAGTGGATTCTATGAATAGAACTGTTATGGGTGAAGTAGAATATATAGATAATAACGTACTTATTGTGCGATTTAAATCCGCTTTCAAAGGCAAAGCATATCTTAATTAATAAATAAATAAAATGGCAAGTATTAAATATTTGGTTGACTTAGACCTTGGACAGAATGAGTTGCAGAATGCGGTATTGCAGACTGTTGCTGGACCTACTGGTGGGGTTGCAGGTCAAATTGTTTACGACACCGCAGCAGGTGCAGTAAAAGTAAGTAATGGTTCTGAATTTATCCGTGTTGGATTAACGGCTGATGGCTCAACAATCACAGATGCAAGTGGGACTATTAGTGTAGGCACTATTGCTATTAGCAATGTAAGTGGTCTTCAAACTGCGTTGGATGACAAGGTTGATGACTCACAAGTATTGACTAATGTACCAGCAAATGCATTGTTTACCGATGAAGATGTAAGTACAGGTAATCTATTCGATAGACTTACTCAAATCTCAGCAATGGTTCTTGGTGATGGTACAGGTTCAATTACCGTTAATGGTGACTTTAATGTTGTAGGTAACACTACTACACTTGAGACTGCTAACTTGGTTGTTGAGGATAACATCATCACTCTTAACTCTACGGCAACAACGGCTGCATTAGATGCAGGTATTGAAGTTAACCGTGGTAGTGGTAACGGAGTTCCTGCGTTGAAGTGGAACGAGACTGCTGATCGTTGGCAGTTTAGTAATGATGGAACTAACTACTATAACATCCCTCTACCATCTCAGTACGCAGCAGGTGATATTACTGCGGTAGTTGCAGGTGACGGTCTTGCAGGTGGTGCTACAAGCGGTAGTGCAACTTTGACCAACGCCTACAATCGTATTGTAGAGCAAGTTACAGGTACAGGTGCTTACGAAGTTTTTGGAGGTCAAATCTTTGGTACATTTGTTCCGGAAAGCATTGAGGTTGTAGTAAAAGAAATTGTCGGCAACACTTTTGTTCAAGTGATTACAGATGTTATCGTTGATTTAGATACTGCATCGGTTAAGGTTTTCCTTCCTGTTGGGCAATACTTTGTATCGTTTAGCGGTATCCGTGCCTAATAATTTGTAAATTAGTAATAGAAGGGGGAGGGTTAATCCCTCCCCTTTTTGTTAATCAAAAAAGATTTTATGGCTGTTAAGTTTCTCAATGGTATTGATGTAGATGGTTCAATGAACATCGCTGCATCCGATGTCCCTAATTTAGATGCTTCTAAAATTACAAGCGGTACTTTTTCTGCTGATCGTATTCCTACTGGTTTGTATCAACCTGCAGGAGACTATCTTGATTTAGAAACTGCCAACACAACTTTTCAGCCAATTGGGAATTACCTAACAAGTGTTCCTTCCGAGTATCTAACTCAAACTGAAGGTGATGCAAGATATCTAACCTCGCTACCTTCCCACAATCACGACACACTATACGATTCGTTAGGTTCTGCGAATGCAGTTAATGCTCGTATAGACAACGAAGTTTTCCCTGCTATAAATGATTTGGGAAATGCAATTCCTACAAATAACAATCAACTTACAAACGGTGCAGGATATATAACATCATTTGACATAACAACACAAACGGATAGTAAGTATCTAAGAAGCAATGCTAATGATACGGCTACAGGTTTGATTGTGTTTAATGGTGGTATTCAAGTATTATCCGGAACTGGAGGTGGTCAATTTAGACTAAAAAGAAATAGCGGTTCGAATACAGGTGATGATGTATTTGATATGCACATGGATGATGGCAACATCTACTTTGATATAGACAATGACTTGGACGCAGATTCGAGTGGGTTTGTATTTAGATATGGAACAGGTGGTTCTTTTTCTAACCTTTTAACATTTAGTTCTTCGGACATAGCATTTAAAGGAAACTCTCTCGCTACACAGTCTTATGTAAACACAGCCGTATCTGACCTTGTAGCCTCTGCACCTGCGGCATTAGACACACTCAACGAACTTGCTGCTGCACTTGGTGACGATGCAAACTTTAGCACTACTGTAGCAAACAATATTGGTGCTATTGCAAATGATGTTACTGCGGTAAACGAAAGAATTGACACGGAGGTGTTACCAGCAATAGACACAAAGCAAAACGCAGGTAACTACGCTACCTTTGCAAACAACATATACCTTAGCAATTCTACTACTACAGAAAACTTTATTACAGAGTTAACAAATTTAGGTGCTTTTCAAGATAATTATAAAGCATTTAAGGTTGCTTGGAGTTACGCAGGAAACAGTGACCTTAATGTAGGATTTGAAACAATAGAACTTGCAGGTTGTTTGATTGAATGTTGGGGTGGTACATATAAACATGTAAGGGTAACAAGGCCAACTACAGGAACAGGTGGTCGTTCTATATATGTTTACAATGACCAAGGAAGTTCATATGCACCTGGATGGAGACAGATTTGGACAAGCGATGAATTTAGCAACACCAATCTATCTAATTGGAATACCGCCTACGGTTGGGGTGACCATTCTGCCGCAGGGTATTTAACTTCTCTACCATCTCATAATCACGATACATTATACGATTCGTTAGGTTCTGCAAATGCGGTTGCTACTGCTCTAAATGAGCGTATTGACACGGAGGTATTTGATGCTATAGGCAATGTTGCAGGAAGTATTCCTACTAACAACAATCAATTAACAAACGGAGCAGGATATTTAACCTCCCTCCCTGCACATAATCACGATGGTTCATACGACCCTATTGGATCAGCAGATGCGGTAGCATTGCAAGTAAATACAAGAATTGACCAAGAAGTTATTCCTTCAATTCCTACCAACAACAATCAGTTGCTTAATGGTGCAGGTTATATTACCGCAGTACCATCTTCTTTTAGCACAAACTCCATAACAATAGGAAATGGCGTAACACTTAGCGAGTCCACTGATCGTGCTGACTTGTTGATGATTAAGAGTTCTACTTCTACTTGGGGTGGTCTTCAAATATCTAACACATCAAATGAGATTATATTCTCTATGATGGGAGACGGTAATGTTATTGGGTTATATGATGACCTAAATAACGATTGGGTAATTCAGCGTGACGAGAACGGCTCTATGAGGTTCTATGCTAACGCTTCCAATACTGTGACTGTAACTACAACTGGCCTTTCTGTTACAGGTGCAATTACTGCAAGTGGCGATGTTACCGCATTCTCTGATGCTCGTGTTAAGGAAAATGTAGAGACGCTTTCTAATGCACTTGAGTCTGTTAAGCAGATGAGAGGTGTCACATACAATAAGATAGGCGAAGAGAAACAGTCTGTGGGTGTTATAGCACAAGAGTTGGAGGAGGTTGTACCACAACTTGTACATACTGATGAGGAAGGTATGAAGTCTGTAGCATACGGAAACATAACTGCTGTATTGATTGAGGCTCTTAAAGAGCAACAAGCACAAATAGAAGAATTAAAA